GTCGAGACCCAGTAACTTTAATCATTTAATTACCCTCCGATGATGGGTAATTTAGCCAATACCAAAACGTCGTTAATTGCCAATCGTGGGGGTTTCTGTGGCGGATAATATTACGCCATAGTCTGAAGTTAGTCTTGTAGTCATGTGACCCGTCGCGCCATAAGTTAATTAGATTCATGCTGTCCTTTACTTTCTAGGGTTTAGCGATCGCCTATAAATTGCCATCGCTCTAATATGGTTAGGATCATTGACATTTTCATGGCACTGAATCCAATGTTTAATCAGTGTCAAATTGTAGCCATACCCAGCCCGATTCCCGCCAGGGCGTTTGTAAAAATGAATTTTGTCAATCCATTTTTTACGATAATGTTTGACGGAATCGGCACTCCTCAGTCCCAAGAGTTGAGCGGCTTCTGTCTTGGAGCCAAATTCGTAGGCTGTGGCAATCATAAACCTTGAATCCTTAACTGAATAGGAACCTCGTTAATCTCCAACAATCCTTTTTTAGAAAGTTTTGCCAATTCAACCTGAACATCTTGCACATCGAATTTAATTTCTTTCTCCTTCCCCAATGGAGTTACGCCAGAACAGTCAAGTATTGTGATTAGATTTTCTGGTGTAACTTCTAAATCTTTATTGCAGCCATAAAGAAGACGAAGCATATAGAGAATGTAGACAGATTTGTTTATTCCCCCTGCTATTAAATCCGATTGCAAATCACAAACAGATTGGACTAATTTACCCTGTTTATTCATCACTGTCCCCATATTTTTCTCTGGGGCTTTTAATTGAATGACGTTATCAATTTCAGTGGTTTCAATTTGTTCAACTTGCATAATCTTCTCCTATCTAGTAAAACTGATTTGAGCATCCCAGAGGGCTTGAAGCCACTGGTTTTGCGTGGACATCCTCCGAGCTAGTTTAGATGCTGCGATCGCATCTTTTTTAGAATGAAAATACCCAGGGAAACGTCGCCCTGATGCCAAGTGAGTAACCCCCCAGTAATCGTCGCCAATCCGATGTACAGCGATCCACTTTCTGACAGTTGCCTTTACTTTCCATCGCCCATAAATAGTGTGGGCTATAATCGTTTTTCTCATGACTCAACCCTTGTTCTTGTAATTACTGAAACCGGAACTCCGTCCCAATCTTCCTGAACGTAATATCTACCAATCCCAGATTTGTTCATTTCCTCGCACTTTTTCCGAGCTTGATTAAATCTCGGATAAGACGCGATAATAGTGCCTTTTCCTCGTTCCCAAATCGCGTAGCCTTTCTGTTTGCTCATCTTTCTGTCTTAATGTTAATTTGGCATATTCAATAGCAAAAAATATGCCCCCTTTATACTGTTTTTCCCTGTATGGATTGGGGGCTTAAACTTTAAGCTCGTTTTAATCTCGAACCATATTGAACGTGATGGTATAGAGTCTCAACAGTTTTGAACCGATGCCCACAGTCTGGACATTTCCGCTCTCGGTACTCTTTCCTCGTGCCGACTACACAAGTCTTTTCAGCGTTGCATTTAGGACATTTCATTACAACACCTCCTCCTTCTTGTTGTAAAAGTCTTTTAGTTCGCTAATGGCTTTAATGAGAAGATCAATTTCTGTGACATCAACATACTGATCTCCGATCATGAATACGTCGCCGCCATTCTCAAGGGTGAGCTTTATAAAGAATGGGAGATAAGAACTAACAAACGTTCTCGATCCCATTTGCGCCTGTAGTTCGTTTGTGATTTCGTTAATCATTACAACAACCTCCAAGTGATAAAACATAAACTTCTGTCCCTTGTTCAATTGTTCCTTCGCTCCATTCAGGCTTGGGGATTCCCTTAGAGATTCCCAACAATTCAACAACTACCGAGGGGACGCTGTTGCCATATCCGTTAGTAAACTTGATATGGGTTATTGGCTTATCAAACCGTGTTTGATAGTATGGCTTAATTTCTCGATATTCTTCCTTTTTTTCGCCGGAAGCTATTAAATCAAACCATTTCTTTTTGATGGCTAAAGTTAATATTGTCATAGCTGTAGAGTGGTTTGAATTGGGGGAATTTCACCCCCGGATGATTAAAATGCTAATAATTCTCTAGCGATCGCTAGAGAATTAGACGGAGGTAAAGCAAGAATTTGTTCGGGCTGAATTAATGGACGTTTAGGTTGTAATCCCTGCCAAACGAATTCTTTAGTTCGGACATCGTAGCCAACAAAATAATCCTTCCAGTTTTCCAGTGTTGGGACTTCGTAGCCTACAACTTTACAAGCTGGTGATTTGGTTTCTTCCCCCGCCATTTCGCGTTTAACTTCAAAGCAAAAAACGCACAAGGACTTAAAAGTCATCGCCTTTTCACTAGCGGGAATTTGATTGGTGATTGCATGACAAGAGGTGATTTTTTGAATAAAATCTTGCCACTTCTCGGAGAACGATCCTTGAGCCGAGCCTTTTAACTTGAGACTAAGTGGAACTTGATGTAATGGTTTATTTTCTTTGTCGAGAAGAACAACTTCAAACGCTTGAAAGTTTGTAAAATCTTTGTTCGGTCTGTGAATTGATCTTTTGTAATATCCCTCAAAAACATTTACTTGTTGTTTTTTTGTTTCCGTTTCATTGAGGGCTAAAACCGGAGTCCGAGGGCAAACTAGCATCCGCATTTTTTTAAATAAAAGCCCTTGCTCTGTTTCACCGCTTGAAAAAACGTATTTAATTAAATCCTTCTCATTGAAATCAAGCCACCCTGCTTTTGCCGCTTGGTTAATCTCGATGAAATAACCACACTGCTTAGGATCTTCACCTCTTAACGCTTGAATGCGTGGAAGTCGTGCATTAGGATCGATATATTCATCAGACGAAAACTCGTCTCGTTGGATTTGCATTGATTCGTCTTGAATAATTGATGTCATTGTTTTAGCTTGGTTTTTGTTGGTTTATTTGGGCTTAATCGCACCGCCCCAACGCCTCACAAATCAAGGTATTTATGAAGCGTAAGGGAATGCGGTTAAGGATTGAATTTTTCGTACAGAATCCGGTTGGCTTGTTGGATTAATTCATCGCTTCTTTCAAGAAATTCTGCATGAGGGACTTTGGCAATTCTGTAAATCTTAATCATCGCCCATCTATCTTCAGAATCTGTTTCTGCGCCGCATTCCCCACAACTTTCGATAATCTCAACTGAAATGTTTTTCGACCATATTGTAATGCTAATATGGTATTGGTTAAAGTCATCATTACCTGGCATTATAAACTTATTGAATCGAATATAAGGGATCAGTTTTCCTTCTGGTGATTCCCAATTATCGTGTTCTTCTTGCCAATAATCACTTCTGTTAACGAGGGTTTCAATCACTTCATTTCTTATACTTTTCATCACTTGTTTCCTATTGGTTTTAATTTAGAACCCCAACGCCTCACAATCGCACTATGAAGCGTAAGGGAAAAACGATTAATGGCTTAACAAATACTCAGAAACAAGACTTATTTCTTCTTTGTCGCGGTAGCCGTCGTTTCCGTTTATGCCGGAAAATAAACTTTTGGAATAGATACCTTTGACGTGGCTATATCCAAAGATTGCTTGATTCCCCTTGATTTCTTTCAGTATGAGCATGGTTTTATTCTTCAAGAATTGAATTAATCAAGACGTTAAACTCTTTCATAGATCCCGATGGAACCTGTTTAATAATCTGAGGGATTTCAACCTCGTCAATCTCAATACATCGAGGATTGTTTTCGTGTTTATGAAAAGGAATTGAATCCCTTTCTTGAATTAATCTGGCAAATTCTTTGGCTAATTCTCTGACATCCATTACGCCACCTCCTCCTCAACCCAAGACTGTTCAACCAAAGCATCGGCGGCTAACTGAAACGAACTATGGCGGGATTGGGAATATTGAAACCCCCGACCGTGAACCAACATCTCAGAAACCGCATAAAAGTCTTTGCGGTACTGGACTACGAAGCCCAACTTACAACCGTTTTCGTAAACAGCCGTTCCTGTTTCTTTGGCTAGTTTGACAACATCAACTTTTTCTTCGGGCTGTTTTTTTGTTTGAATTTGCTCCCAGTAATTTAGAATTTGATTGTCGGATAAGTGGGTGGCGCGACCATCGGTTAACTCAACTCTCACGATATCCTCCTTATATTTGACGGCTACAATCTCATCAGGCTCGTAGCTACAAGTGCCACAGGAATCCCACGCCAGGATTTGTGCGAGAATTTCTTTATTGCTTGCCAGTGCCAAGGCTTCTTTTAATGCGGGGGACTGGACTTGATTAGAAAATGTTGCTATCATAGTTTTTGATTGGGTTTTATCCCTAAGCGGTTGGCACTGATGTTGTAGTCGGGTGCTGACCGCTTTTGGCTTTGTATCTACAATCTTATAGTAATCCAATTACTATGTCAAGGGGTTTCGGAAAAATTCTTGTTACTACACAAAAAGAAGTTTAGGTATTGGCGGCAAGGCTTGTACAGAAAGGCATTTAGCTCATGCGGTTACAATCGACAATCACTCTCATCGCTTCTGACTAAAGGACTTGATTGTCACAGTAGGGAACAGGTCTCGGATATCAGCCCCGAGGGTCTTTAAAACAAAATCCAATCTTTCACGACTAACAGATGCAACTTTTCCCTGCTCCCATTTGAGGATTGTGTCAAAGGAAACCGTTGGCTCCGTAAGGGTTGCAAGTTTTTTTTGCGATATGTTTTTGGCATTTCTTACATCTTGCAATCTAGTCCCAACGTCCTTATCCCAAGCAATTTGGACAATACAGTTATATGGAATCATAATCTCCTCTTCTTGATCTTTCGGTATAGTATTGACATTACTACCTTTTTGTTCTAACATAGCAATATTGTAGGAATCTGGCAAGACCAAATCACCAGATTCCTGCACCCCTGAAACAACAAGCCTTCCCTGGACGGATCGGCTCTGTAAATAGTAAGGGAAAAACACGGAAAGGAAAAATGCCTATGGGATGAAATTGAACGGGCAGATTGTAGAACACCTATTAACCAGAGGGAAGATTCAAGCATTCCCTTTGGTTTCCTAAATAATGAAATGAAAAAAATCGCAATCAGTCTAGCAATTTTCGCAGTCATAAATTGTTTATTTTTCTGCGAATCATCACAGAAAATCGGGGAAAATTCCCCGTCGGAACAACAGCCTAAACGGGGAGATGATCGAAGAAGCTGATCATCATTTTCCCTAAAATTCTTGAGGAAAATATGAAGATTTCAATTCCAGAAAGTGTGGATTTTGCATCACTAAAAAAGGGGGCGGCATGAAAAGAGAACGTCAGCAAGGAGGGGACATTATCTCAGTCGAGCGTCATAATCGTGACTTTGTGATGATTGATAATTCGGCTGTTCAAGACCCAAACTTAGGTCTTAAAGCCACGGGTTTATTGAGCCTCTTAATCAGCTATCCGAGTAACTGGAAAATTAGTCTTAGCCACCTTTGCGGTGTCAAGCCCGATGGCAGGGATTCGATATTAAGCGGGTTGGCAGAACTCAGTCAAGCTGGTTATTTGCTTTATTTGCGGTGGCGTGACGCAGGCGGTTTATGGTCTTCTCGGTACATCGTTTTTGAGACTCCCCAACTCAAGGAAAAATATTTAGAACAAATGCCAAAAGAAGACGTAGAGAAGATTACAGACCCATTCAGTCCATCCAAAGCTAAGGCAAAAAAACAGAAACTTTCACAAGAAACCACAACGGAAAATCCACAGTGGAACCACAACGGAAAAACCGTAACGGAAAATCCATCATGGAAAAACCGTAATGGAGAACCCGATCCAGATAAATACATAGATACAAATACAAATCAAAAAAACGTATTAGAAAGATCCCCCCTTACCCCCCAAGAGGGAACCGGATGTCTTTCTGAGGAGGGGGAGGGGGAGAACTTGACCGGAGGGGGAGAAGAACGCAGCCCCAAACCAGTTGAACCTCCTCAAGCCATACAACAGGGCGCACCTGAACAAAAAAGCATTTTATCCGAGGATCAGATATCCGCCGCGCCGACACCAATTTATAGTGTTCACAAAAAGGAACATCAAGCCCGGATCGTTGAGATATACCAATCCAATAAACCTAGCGCCTGGTTGCCCGTTAACAACCTTCACAGGGATATCAGAGTGATGGTAGATAGTCTTTTATCGTCTGAGAACTTTCAAGGCGATTTAGAGGCATTTTTGACGCGCTTAGAGAATGCCTTAAAAGAAATCAACGATCCGACTACCAAGTTTGGTTGGTTCCGTAATCAAGGAAATCTGGGACTGAGAACCCTACTATCCAACTACGGTAGACATTTGATGGAATTTAGTGATCGCTGGATGGAACGCCAAACCCCGCAAGTTCGATCCGATGTACTCCCCGATTGGGCATTAGAAGCCCAAAAAGAAATCGAAGCCCGACAAACCAAAAAGGCAGGTTAAACATGGACATCAACTTTTTGACAAAACAGATCCAAGACCTTCAAGCTCACTTCACCGCCCTGCAAAACCTGTCCCCACGGACTCTCAAGGCGTGGTGTGTCCACTTCTCGGAAAACCTATCAGAACAGGAATTAGAGTTAGCCGTTGATCGGGCGCTCATCAACTACGGGTGCAACCACGACCTATCAGCCAAGGAATTAGTCGAACTAGCCAAGGGGAGCGATAAAGCCGCAATCCTAGACCGATGGGCAAAAACCTTGGAGGCGATCGCTAATAATTCCTTAGCCGACTTGGATGACGCTACCCAGTACGCGATCACTCAACTTGGTGGGATGTCCTACCTCGGATCACTCCCTAACGCCACACTTCAAGGCTTGAGTTTCAGCTTTCAAACCCACGTCCAAAAATATTGGCAATCCCCCCCCAAAGAATTTGAGCGCCCGGTTGTGATCATCCCTCGTGAGCAAATTGAATTTAAACCCTCTCACCTCAAGCCACAAATTTCGGAGGAACAACGGGTAAAAAATCAGGAATTTCTAAATAACCTGATCGCCACAAAAATGAATAAAAACTTAAATGGAGCGAAATAATGGAAACAATAATCATGCAAAATGTTGAGGCAGAACAAGCCGTTTTGGGAGCGATTCTCTTAGACCCCGAAGCTATGGGGCGAGTTGCAGACTCGCTAACTGCTAAATCTTTTTCCCTGCGATCGCATCAAACAATCTACAAAGCAGCTTTAGCATTACATTCCGAGGGAATAACCACGGATTTAATGACCGTCACTACCTGGTTATCCGATCAGAAATTACTTGAAAAAGCCGGGGGACAACTAGGGTTAACCCAATTATTAGACCGCACAGTTTCAGCAGTTAATATTGATCAATACGGGCTGTTAATTGCCGATAAGCAAACTCGAAGAAACCTGATTGAATCTGCCCATAAAATTATTGAATTAGCAGAAGATACCAGTCAACCTTTAGAGACAATTCTCCAAAAGTCAGAGGAACAAATTGCTAATATTTCCCAATCAAAATCACAACAGGGTTTAGTTTCAATTGGTGAAACTTTAATTGATACCTTTCAAGAAATTGAAGACCGGAGCGAAAGCAAGATTCCCCCCGGCGTTCCCTCTGGATTTTATGACCTCGATGCTATGACTGGAGGATTCCAACACACCGACTTAATTATTGTGGCAGGAAGACCTGCAATGGGCAAATCGAGTTTGGCTTTAAATTTTGGATATAACATTGCCAAAAAAGGGTTACCCGTCGCGGTCTTCAGTTTAGAAATGTCCAAAGGTCAATTAGTCCAAAGACTATTATCGAGCGAAACCAAAATTGAAAGTACCCGCATTCGTTCGGGAAACATTCAGCAAGAGGAATGGGAACCTTTGACAACCGCAATTAGTTCCTTAGCAGAATTACCGATTTTTATTGACGACACCTCGAATATTACCATCACCGAAATGCGTTCTGAAGCTCGAAGATTGCAAGCCGATAACGATGGAAAGTTAGGCTTAATTCTAATAGATTATCTGCAATTAATGGACGGAGGAAGTGATAATCGGGTGCAAGAATTGTCAAGAATTACACGGGGATTAAAGGGAATGGCAAAAGATTTAAACGTTCCTGTAGTTGTCCTGTCTCAGTTGAGTCGTAGCGTCGAACAGCGCACCAATAAACGCCCAATGCTTTCAGACTTGAGAGAATCGGGCTCAATTGAACAAGACGCGGACTTAGTAATGATGATCTATCGAGATGATTATTATAATCCCAACACTTCGGACGCGGGAATAGCTGAATTAATTTTAGCCAAACATCGCAACGGCCCCACCGGAACAGTAAAGCTATTGTTCGATTCTCAATTCACCCAGTTTAAAAATTTAGTACGGGGGATGAACTAAATGGACAGACTTGGTTGGGAAGACTTAGGAAGTATTATCAATTGGTTTTACGAACAACAGAGACAAGGTAAAACTTCCTTTAAAGTTCAAGAAATGCGCGATAAGTTTAACCTGAATATCGCAAACGCAAATACCAGAATAAAACGGTTTCTTAAGTTTGGAATCATTAAACCACTAACTTATGGCAGATACGAAATCGAACCACTGTCAGAAGAAAGAATCCAGGAGATTAAAGACAAAATCATCCCCCCTAATCCCATTTTTAAAACCTATTATTTCAGGGGAAGACAACATACCATCGAATGGATTTACCAAAACCAAAACCCCCCGATGACCCTCCAATATTTTGCTCAAAGACTTCAACGGGGGTGGTCATTAAAGAAAGCCCTAGAAACACCGACCCGAAAATACAAAAAAGAGGTTAATTAACGCCATGACCGCAGCAACCAAGAAGATATTTGAAAGACTTTTAAAAGTCGGTGACTGGGTAGAAATTGACCCTCACAAACACCGCCCAAACTATTTAATTAAGGGAACAGCTTGGCGGGTTGAGGGATTTAATTCAATAAAACAAACCTGTCAAATAACTAACGAAAAAACAGGGAATTTGCATAGATCGGAAACCCTAGATTTTGAGGAAGTTTCCGATTCAAGTCCATTCAAAAAAACTGATATTGTCCAACTTAAAAGCGACCATCGATATATTGGGCGGATTGTTAATTGTCGAAGAAATAAAATAACAATTGAATGGGCATGGGGTGGAGTCCGAGAATCCCTGGACTCGGACAAAATAAAGCTATTTGTTCGGATGGTCAGGGGGGAACAAATATTGTTGGGTGATTACGTTTTTAAAGAAGGCGATCGCGTCAAAACTACTGACAGAAATTTAGACAGCATGACATTAATAGTCCGGCGTTGTTTACCATCTGGAATGGTTGAATTAATGGCTTCAAACAATCCCAGTTTAATCCTCCCCGGCTGTGGCTTAACAATTGTTGAGGAGGATTTCTAATGCTAACATTTGCAACATTATTTACAGGCGGTGGTGGCGCAGATTTAGGCCTAGAGTCAGCAGGATTTAAGTCTATTTGGGGAGTTGAGCGAGATCCTAAAATTGCTAAAGTTGCCCAAGCAAATCTCCCTAATACTAAAATATTTAATTCTTGCGTCGGTGAAATTCGCACTCATCTCATGGAACGGGTTGATCTGCTTTGGATGAGTCCCCCATGTCAGCAATATTCAATGGCGCGGCGTGGTGATATTCCTGACCATAAAGACAAAGATGCGGGGTTGTATTGTCGGGACTATATAGCTACATTAAACCCTCGATGGGTGATCCTTGAGAATGTACCAGGATATGCTAAATCGCCGACATTTGAGGCGATATTGCGATCGCTAATTGATTGTGGATATCGCTACCATTGGTTAATTCTTGACGCGGCGGATTATGGGGTTCCACAGAACCGGAAACGATTAATCATGTGGGCAGTCAAAAACTCAGAACCCCTCCCATATTTTCCCGAATCAAAGCCTAGAAAGGGATGGTATCAAGCTATTAGTGATTTAATCCCTGAGATGAGTGATTGTGAGCTTGCAGACTGGCAGATTAAGCGACTGAATGAACTGGGTTATTTACCAGAAAAAGCCTTGATTGATATTGGGAAACAACTCATTAGACAGGCTACAGTTCGGGAGTCAAACGATCCAAGTTTTACTATTGTGAGTGGTCATGTTAACTCGCATTCTCCTATCCTGTTAATCCCCCGAGCGGGAGCTTGCATCAAGAATATTCTCCCGACTCCACAGAACAAACC